TAACAAATTATAATAGTAACGAAGTATTACTTAATTGTATAGCTAAATTAAAAGAATATTTTAGTGTAGATAAATGGCAAATTAATCAACCTATAATAAAATCAGAAATAACAAATTTGTTAGGAAATGTTAGAGGAGTACAAAATATTGTTAGCACACAATTAAAAAATGTATATGATTCAGATGCTGGATATTCAGGTAATATATATGATTTGCCTGCAGCTACAAAAAAAGGAATTATATATCCTTCATTAGATCCTAGTATATTTGAATTAAAATTTCCTAATAAAGATATTAAAGGTCGAGTAGTAAATTACTAATTAACATATTTATAGAAAAAAGGAATTATTATGGGCGTATTAAATACAAATCGTGCTCAAATAACATCAGGTGGATTAATATCATCTAGTTTTGTGTCTGATTTATATGATGTATTAACCGCTGCAAAACCAGAAACAATTGTTATATCTGGTTCATCTACAAATCATGGATTAAGTGTAAGTGGATCATTAAATGTAAGTTCAGCTATATCTGCTTCTTTTATTACTGGTAGTATTACTGGAAATGTAACTGGTAATTTAACTGGTACTGCGTCGTTAGCAACTACTGCAGTTTCTTCAACTACGTCTACTTCATCATCTTTTGCGACTACTGCTATTAGTTCATCATTTGTTTCTAGCACATTGACATTTCAGTCTAGTACTTTAGGAACTGTAGTAAATGGAGCGTTAGCTGTATCTTCTTCTGGTGATTTATATTTTGGAAGTGCTAGTTCGTGGCATAAAGTAACGTTAGGATAATAAAGGTTAAATATGTTTAGAATATTTTATGCAGAAAGTGATGCTACCTTATATGAGCATAAATCAGACTCGAATACTGGATTAGATGAAATATTAGAAATAGGAAAGCAATTAGATAATGATGGAGAAACTTTAAAAAAATCTAGATCTATTGTAAAGTTTGATATGTCAGAAATTCAAGCTGCATTAACAAAATATTCAATTAATTTATCATCTTGTAAATTTATGTTGCAACTATATACTAGTCAAGCAAAAAATTTACCGGCAGAATATACAATTGATGCTAAAATTTTAGCACAGACATGGAATAATGGTACTGGATTTTTATCTTCAGATCCTGTAGTACAAGATGGTGTAAGATGGGCTATACCTCATGCAAGTTGGTCTTTAGATGGAACAACGGGAACTTCGTGGATATCAAGTAGCCAAGATATACAAGTTAATAACACATCATTATATGTATCTGGTTCTGGTACTGGTGGAAGTTGGTTGTATCAAAGTGGAAGTGGCACGTTTAATAGTAATTTATTTAATCAATCATTTTTTCATCAGCCCGGATTAGATGAACAAGAATCATTTTCTTTAAGAACTACTGATATATTCATGGATGTTACTGATGCAATTCAATTATGGATAAGTGGAAGTGGAGGACAAACTATAGATAATAATGGATTTTTATTAAAACTATCAGATACAGATGAAGAAAATAATAATAGAGGAGTAATTAATTTTTTTAGTAGAGATACTCATACTATATATGTTCCTAAATTAATAATGTTATTTGATAATTCTGAATATGATAATACATTAACACAAATAGATTTAGATTCATATGTTATATCTACTAAAACAAAAACAGAATATAAAGATACGGAAATTACTAAGATTCGTATACGAGCTCGCGATAAATTTCCAGTTAAATCTGCAACTAATTTATTTCCAATACAAACTATAAATCGATTACCAGAAACAACATATTATGCTATTAGAGATGCAGCTACAGATGAATACATAATTCCTTTTGATGATATTTATAATAAAGTAAGTTGTGATTCTACTAGTAATTTTATAACAGTTGATATGAATAGTTTTATGCCAGAAAGATATTATCGATTAGAATTTAAAATTAAAGATGGAATCACAGAAGAATATATTGATGACCAGATTTATTTTAAAGTAGTTAGATAATGGCAAAAAGAAAAAATTTTAAAGCTAATTTAGTAAAACAGTCTGTTAAACAAGTTGTACAGAAAACAGTGCAACAGGCAGTTGGTAGAGCTGTTGAAAAAGATCCAAGAATTCTTGAAATTCAAACAAAATATCAAAAAAATGGATTAACTTTTCAATCAAATAATAATAATATAATTCCTAGAGATCAAGCTGGTAATATTAAATTACAAGAAAGTGCTACAGATAATCCTTTATTAATAATAGAACCAGCTTCTACAAGAATATTAAATAAGTCTGTTTTAAAAGTTATAGACACACAATTTAATTATTTTAAATTTCCTGCTACTACTAGAATTGTTGACACTGATGATCTTGATATAGATTTAGATTTAGATTTAACAGTTGAACAAGAATCTGAAGATGTTATATATGCAAGATATAAACCATCTGAAAATAGAAAAATTCTTTCTGATCCAACAGGGCAAGGAATTGCTTCTGGTATTTTAATAAATGAATTAGAAGAAGGACAAATTCAAAAACGGCCAAATAATTATTATATAACTAAACAAATTAAAGATTCTGGAGTTGATTTAAGATTTCGAGTTAAAATTAATTTTAGATATGATGAATTTTTAGGGCCTGGAGACCAATCTGAAAATAATACAACATATTTTTATATATCTAGAAACGGGCCGAATAAATATTTACAACGAGATTATATACAATATTTTGATTTCGAAGATCCATTTGCGGGTGGGGGGAAAATATCAATGTATCAAGTACAAAATTCATATAAAGACGTAGTGATTGCAAATTCAGAATTTGAAGTTGGAGATACATTTGGTATAACAGCATTAGCCGGAAAAAATAGTGAAAAGCGTTTTTCTACTATTAATGCAGCTCAAACATATTGGTCTATAACAGATGCATCTAAAAATGTTGATGAATGGAATAGAGAAATATAATGTTAAATCAATATAAAAATATCGATCAAATAATGTCTGCAGATAAATCTGTCTCTGCGGAGCGTATTTCTAAAAGCAAAACTGAATTTTTAGATTTTGACGCAAATGAACAAATATTTTTTAATTCAGATATTTTAAAACAAGACTCCGGACAACAAATTGAATTACATGTATATGCAAATACCACATGGATTACTGGTAATCATAACGTAAATATACAATCAAAGATTCCAGAATATCGAGACAAAGATACTAAAAAATCAATTAATTTAAATAGTCCAATAGCAATTGACATATACAAACAATTTGAAGATTTAAAAATTAATACAGGTCAATATCGTATTGTATTAAACTTTTTTAAAAATTTAATTGGTAGTTATGGTAAACAACATTTAAGAATTGATGAAATTTCTCCGGATAGAACCGAATTACGTTTACGGGCTATTAATGACAATAATTCAGAATTTTTAGAACAAATAACAAATTATATACAAACTGTTAATCAAACAGGACAAGGATATTATAAATCATATTTATTAAATTTTAGTCAAAATAAATGTATAACATTTGTTAATAGTGTAGTTATTGGTGAATATTTATATGTTAAACTAGATCAACCATTATCAACAGAATATCAAGTAGATTTTAAATGTTGGGTAGTAGAAGAACAAAAAAATCCATATATAGATACAGTTTTTATATCTTCAATTTTTTCTAAAAGATCATTTAATAAATTATCTAGTCCGAATTGGCAAGCAAATGCAGCTGCTGATATTTCGTCAGAAACAAATTTAAAAAATTGGACAGACTTATTAGGGTCATCTGTACAAACATCGCAACAAATTATTGATAGTTATTTTTCTGGTAGTTTAAGTGGTGTTAAATTAAATATTGATTATTCTGATTTTAATAATTTTGTATTTTATAGTTCTGCAACTGAAAGATTAAATAATATAAAATATAAATTAGAATTATTAGAATTTTATACATCACAAAGTAATGCGGTATCTACACTATCAGGATCGATTGCAACTACAAATATATCTGATTTTAATACGCAACGTAATAATTTAATAGGCGGCTTTGATGAATTTGAAAAGTTTTTATATTATGAATCTTCTTCAAAATTAACAACTTATGATATAATTCCAGTATCTCCAAATGTTACTGACATAACTGGTAGTTATATAACTCCTATACCTAAATCTAAATCTACATACCCATATACATTATATCCTGTTTCTAGTAGTGAATTTACAACATGGTTTAATGGCGTATATGACTCTGCATCATTATATGATGACAGAAATATGAATTCTC